CTACCTGAAGTATATTCTGGACATCCAAATCGTATTGAACGATATAATCAATACGAAAACATGGACTGCGACAGCGAAATTAATGCATGTTTGGACATTATAGCTGAGTTTTCAACACAGGTTAACGAACAAAACGAAACACCATTTGAGATTGATTTCAGTGACAAACCCACTGACCACGAAGTTGATATTATTAAAAAACAACTTAAACAATGGGTTAAACTTAATAAATTAGATCAACGTATTTTTAAATTGTTTAGAAATACCATCAAATATGGTGATCAAGTATTCATTAGAGACCCACAAACATTTGAAATGTTCTGGGTTGACATGACCAAAGTAGCACGAATTATTGTCAACGAAAGCGAAGGAAAACGCCCAGAACAGTATGTTATTCGGGACATTAATCCTAACTTTGAAAATTTAAGTATAGCACCTAAAACAACACAGGATTTTATGGTAAATCCAACTACAGGCAGTGTTGGCGGTGCAAAAAATTATACTCAGCCCAACGGCGGAACCGGCGGCGGAGTAGGCAATAGCCGATTTACTCGCGCAATGAACGAAGTCTGTATTGACGCACGACATGTAATACATTTAAGTTTAAATGAAGGTTTAGATTTCTTCTGGCCATTTGGACAAAGTATATTAGAAAACATTTTCAGAGTGTTTAAACAGAAAGAATTGTTGGAAGATTCAGTGCTGATCTATCGTGTACAACGTGCTCCTGAGCGTAGGGTTTTCAAAATTGACGTAGGAAATATGCCAAGTCACATGGCTATGGCATTCGTTGAGCGTGTAAAAAATGAAATGCATCAACGCAGAATTCCCACACAGACCGGTGGCGGTAATAACATGATGGATGCGGCCTATAACCCATTAAGCATTGGCGAAGATTACTTTTTCCCACAAGGCCATGAAGGTCGCGGCAGCTCTGTTGATGTGCTACCCGGCGGTATGAACTTGGGCGAAATTGACGACTTAAAGTATTTTAACAACAAAATGGCTCGTGGTTTACGTGTACCAAGTAGCTATTTGCCCACTGGACCCGATGATAGCGATCGTGCAATGAGTGACGGGCGTGTAGGTACAGCGTTGATACAAGAATATCGATTTAATCAATACTGCGAACGTTTGCAAAGATTGATTGTTCAAAAGTTAGATGACGAATTTAAAATGTTCTTACGCTGGCGCGGGTTTAATATTGACAGTGGTATTTTTTCGTTAAACTTTAACCCACCACAAAACTTTGCCAGCTACAGACAAAGTGAATTAGATAATACCCGTATTACTGCCTTCCAAGGACTAGAACAGTTGCCATATATGAGCAAACGTTTTATGTTAAAACGATTCCTAGGATTAACCGAAGAAGAGATTGTTGAAAACGAACAAATGTGGCGTGAAGAACGCGATGATCCTGACTTACAAACTACACAAGGACAAGACTTGCGTAGCATTGGAGTAACGCCAGCTGGTATGGAGTCAGACATACAAACCGGTGACGAAATGGCTAATTTAGGCCCAGGCGGAGAAATAGGCGCTCCAGCCGGTGCCCCTGGTGCACCTCCAATTGGCGGTGCAGTACCTGTAAATCCCGCGGCAGCAGGCGGTGGTTCGGGTGGCCCAACTTCAATGAGTTGATAAATATTATTATGATACTCAACGAAATATACAGTAGAGAACCAGAAGCTTATCAGGACTTGTCTAATGATAACTCTCAACCCAAGTTAGGTGAACTAAGAAAAACTCGCCTAACTTTGCGTCAAATTAATAAACTTCGCATGATGAACGATGTGCGAACATACGAGTACAAAGAAAAATTAAACTTGATTAAAAAACAGTACTCACCTCCTCCCCAACCAGCAATTTAATTAAAAAATGTAGCATCAAGTTACATTTTTATTAATTTTCAGCTTCAAATACACTAATATTATTGTTCTTGTGTAAATAGAATACAAGAGCCATTATCTCGGAGGAACTCATGAACAAATTTGAACAGTTAATTGAATACGTCATTAATGACGAAGAAGCAAAAGCTCGAGAGCTTTTCCATCAAATTGTTGTGGAAAAAAGCCGCACAATTTATGAAGATTTAATGAATCAAGATGAAGATCTTGAGGAATCAGTTGAAGAGGAAGATCTTGAAGAAGAAGATCTTGAAGAAGGTATGGACGGTGTTCCTACCACAGGCGACGCATCAGATGATTTAATCGATGATATCGAAGCCGAAGAAGAAGGCATGGCCATGGAAGATGATGCCGAATTTGACGACGAAGCAGAAGAAGCCGGCAATGACTTAACACATGATATTGAAGGCGAAGGCGACTTAGAAGATCGCGTTGTTGACCTCGAAGACAAGCTAGACGAACTAATGGCTGAATTTGAAGCCATGATGGGCGACGAAGCTGGCGAAGATCACGGCGACGATGTTGGCGACGAAGCTGGCGGCGACGCAATTGAAGTTGATGACACCGAAGCAGAATTCCCAATGGGCGACGAAGAAATGATGGCAGAAAATGTGACTTTAAAAGCCGCACCAAAGCCAGTTACTTCTGAAGAAGGCGGAGTTAACAAAAAGTCTACAGTGGCAGCTAACTCAGGTGCTCGTGGCGCAGTAGCAAAACCAGTACACACTGGCGCTAACGAAGGTGGTCACCATGATTCGGGTGCTTATAAAAACGCTACAAAAGATTTAATTGGTAAAGTTGGTAACACCCCAGCACAAGGCACACAAAAGCCTAGCGCGGCACCAAAACCAGTTACAACACAGCAAGCAGCCGGTGTAAACGACCGTAGCCCTGTTCCACGCGGATAATCTTAAATGGCTCTGTATCTAAGAGAACATCTTACCTTTAGCCAGGCTAAAATGGAACTTCTAACGGAAGATTCCCCCGACGGCAAAGGTAAGAATCTCTACATGCAAGGTATCTGCATTGAAGGCGGATTAAAGAATGCCAATGGCAGAATTTATCCTGTTCCTGAAATTGCCAAAGCAGTTGACACAGTTACCAAGCAAATTGTTGAAGGCTATAGCGTACTCGGTGAAGTTGATCATCCAGAAGATTTAAAGATTAATCTAGATCGTGTAAGTCACATGATTGAAAAAATGTGGATGGATGGACACTGCGGGTATGGAAAGTTAAAAATTTTACCAACACCAATGGGACAGTTAGTTAAGACTATGCTGGATTCAGGTGTGAAATTAGGAGTTTCAAGTCGTGGCAGCGGTAATGTCAACGACGCAAACGGACACGTTAGTGACTTTGAAATCGTCACTGTCGATGTGGTTGCTCAACCTAGCGCACCTAATGCTTATCCTAGAGCTATATATGAAGGTCTTCTTAACATGAAGCACGGACATAGAATTTTAGAAATAGCAAAAGACGCTGGCGAAGACAACAAAGTACAAAGATATCTAAAGAGTGAAGTAACAAAACTCATTAGAGATCTTAAGGTATAACTAGGAGAAATAGGCATGTTAGATGCTATTAAACCATTACTAGAAAGTGACCTGATCAACGATGAAACTCGCACTGCGATTTCTGAGGCTTGGGAAGCTAAGTTAAACGAGGCTCGTGAGCATGTTCGCGCTGAATTGCGTGAAGAGTTTGCTCAACGTTACGAGCACGATAAATCTGTGATGGTGGAAGCTCTAGATAAAATGGTGTCAGAAAGTTTAAGTTCTGAAATCCAACGTGTGCAGGCTGAAAAGTCAGCACTAGTTGAAGACCGTGTAAAACAGCAACAGAAACTAAAAGAAAGTGCCGTGAAATTTAACGATTTTATGGTAAAAAAATTAGCTGAAGAAATTGGTGAGTTACGATCTGATCGTAAAACACATGCACAAGGTCTAGAAAAACTTGAATCATTTGTTGTTGAAGCACTGGCTCGTGAAATTGCTGAATTTGCTAAGGATAAACGCGATGTCGTTGAAACCAAAGTACGTTTAGTTAAAGAGGCACGAGGCAAGTTGGAAGGTCTAAAAGCACGATTCGTTAAAGAAAGTGCTGGAAAACTTACTACTGCTGTAACAAGACATCTTAAATCTGAGCTCTCACAATTACATGAGGACATCAAGATTGCAAGAGAAAATAATTTTGGTCGTAGAATTTTTGAAGCGTATGCAGCCGAGTTTGGCGCCACTCATTTAAATGAGAAGGCCGAACTTAAACAGTTGCATAATCTGATTAAAGACAAAGATGCAAAATTAAAAGAGTCAATTAAAACAATGGAAAAAGCCAGAGTATTAGTTGAATCTAAAGAACGCGAAATTCGCATAATTAAAGAATCCAATGAGCGTAACAGCACACTGGAAATGTTGATTTCTCCCTTAAACAAGGAAAAGCAAGAAGTTATGAGAAGTTTGCTCGAAAGCGTACAAACACCCCGTTTGAAATCGGCTTTTGAAAAGTATCTACCAGCGGTGTTAGATGACCGTTCTGCGAAAGCCACTAAAGTGATCACAGAATCAGTGTCTGAAGTAACTGGTGATAAATCTGCCCCTCGCCAAGATGAAGATCGCAGTAACGTGATTGCAATCAAGCGTTTAGCAGGGCTATAAAAAAGTAATATAGGAGACTTAAATGTCACAAGAACTATTAGAAGGACGTTGGGACGAAACTAAAGAAGCCCTGCTTGAAGGTTTAAAAGGTAATCGTCGCAATTCGATGAGTGTTGTTTTAGAAAACACTCGCAAGTATTTGAAAGAAAATGCAAGTGCTGGTTCAACAGCATCTGGTAACATCGCTACACTAAACCGTGTGATTCTACCAGTTATCCGTCGTGTTATGCCAACCGTTATCGCTAACGAATTGGTAGGCGTTCAGCCAATGACAGGACCTGTTGGTCAGATCCACACATTACGTGTGCGTTATGCTCAAAACTTAACAGACACAAGTGCAGCCGCAACTAGCGTTACAGCTGGCCAAGAAGCACTAAGTCCATTCACTATTGCTACTGCATACTCTACAGTAGCTAAAGATACAGCTAGCACTTCCACTTATACTGGCGCGGCTACTCCAACTCTTGAAGGTACTGGCGGTAAGCAAATTTCCGTACAGATCTTGAAACAAGCTGTTGAAGCCAAGACACGTAAGTTGCAAGCTCGCTGGACATTTGAAGCCGCACAAGATGCACAAGCTATGCATGGTATTGACGTTGAAGCAGAAATTATGGCTGCTTTGGCTCAAGAGATCACAGCTGAGATTGACCAAGAGATTCTCTTGTCATTGCGCACTTTGGCTGCAACTGAGTTCACATACAACCAAGCTACCGTTTCTGGTACAGCTACATACGTTGGTGACGAACACGCCGCATTGGCAGTGTTGATCAACCGTGTTGCTAACTTGATCGCTCAACGCACACGTCGTGGCGCTGGTAACTGGGCTGTTGTTTCTTCGGCTGCCTTGACAGTATTGCAATCTGCAACAACTTCTGCTTTTGCTCGCACTACAGAAGGTACCTTCGAAGCACCTACAAACACCAAGTTTGTTGGTACATTGAA